CTATCTAAATGGACAAAGCAGAAATGGAAGACAAAGTCAGGCAAACCATCAAGCAAAACCGGAGAAAGATATTTGCCGAAGAAAGCCATAGCCTCTCTGTCTCCGCAGGAGTATGCAGCGACCACGCGAGCAAAGCGCCAAGGGACTGCTGCCGGGAAACAGTTCGTCAAGCAGCCAAAACGGATAGCGCGTAAGACAGCTAGGTATAGGAAAGCGTGATGGCAAAAGGTGTAAAGCATTACCTCAAAGATGGGAAGGAGCATAAAGGGAGCCTTCATAAGATGTCGGATGGCAAACTCCACTCTGGGAAAACGCATACAGCAAGTAGTAAAAAGCTGTACCATTATGGTCAGTTGTCTTCTAAATCTAAACAGGAAGCCAAGAAATCTTGGAGTAGCTAATGACCACATCTGGTACAACTGCATTTAACATGGACTTCACGGAGATCGCTGAAGAAGCGTGGGAACGTGCGGGTAGAGAAATGCGTTCCGGGTATGACCTCCGTACTGCCCGCAGGTCTATGAATCTGCTTACTATAGAGTGGCAGAACCGGGGTATAAACCTATGGACTATCGATAGTCATAGTTTTGACCTTATAAGTGGTACGGGGCAGTATACCCTACCCTCCGATACTATTGACCTGTTAGAACAAGTTATACGTACTGGGGCTGGCAGTGTGTCTACACAGTCTGATCTCCCTATCAGCAGGATTAGCGTCAGTACATACTCCTCCATCCCCAACAAGTTATCGACGGGTAGACCTATTCAGGTGTGGGTTGAGCGTCTCAGAGACGCCCCTAAAATTAATGTGTGGCCTGTGCCGGACAACGATGACTATAAGTTCGTGTACTGGCGGCTACGGCGCGTGGAAGATGCCGGGAGCGGCGTGCAGACAGCAGACATGAACTTTAGGTTTTTCCCGTGCCTTGTTGCCGGTTTAGCTTATCAGATAGCTATGAAGACCCCCGAACTTTCGCCCCGCGCTCCTATGCTCAAGGCTGAGTACGACGAGCAGTTTAACCTAGCCGCTGGGGAGGATCGAGAGAAGGCGTCCGTGCGTTTTGTCCCGCGTATGTCGAGGGTCTACTAGTGTCTAACAGATTTGCGTCTGATAAAAATGCTATAGGGTTATGTGACGTATGCGGGTTTCAGTATAAGTTAAGAACACTACGCGACCTTGTTGTAAAGGGTACGGACACCAATATAAAAGCGTGTAGGGAATGTTGGAATCCGGGCCAACCGCAACTAAGGCTAGGTGAGTTTCCGGTAGATGACCCGCAGGCTTTACGTAACCCACGCCCAGACACAAGTTTAGGAGTGTCTGGTAATACTAGCAGTCGTGATATACAGTGGGGGTGGAACCCAGTAGGGGGTGGTGTTGACCCGTACAACCTTACCCCCAACAACCTTGTTTCGGCTGGCTATGTTGGGTCGGTTACGGTAACAGTTAGTTAGGAGTTATAAGATGAAAAAATCTAATGTAGTAAAGAATCCGGGGTCGCCTGTACCTATCAAGACTTCTTCTATAAAGACTGACATGAAGGGTGTAAAGACATCTGGCATTAAAGTTCGTGGTATTGGCGCAGCTATTAAGGGCACAATGGCCCGTGGACCTATGGCGTAGCTATGAATTACACGGAGTTAAAGGTTAATATTCAGAACATCTGTGAAACTACGTTTACAGATACCGAACTCGCTATGTTTACAGAGCAAGCTGAACAGAAAATCTATAACACCGTCCAAATACCCGCACTCCGTAAAAACGTAACCGGTACATTCTCTAACGGTGAGAGTTATCTTAGTGTACCCCTTGACTTTCTATGGACGTATTCCTTGGCAGTTGTAGATGGTAGTGGGGACTATCACTTCCTTTTGAATAAAGACGTAAATTTTCTACGGGAGGCTTATCCCGCGTCTTCCCCCCGCGAGTTACCTGTGCATTACGCTTATTTTTCCGATAGTAATTTTATGGTAGGTCCAACACCTGACAGCAACTACGCAGCGGAACTGCATTATGGGTACTACCCTGATTCTATCGTAACTGCCGGGACTACATGGCTTGGTGATGAATTTGATTCCGCCCTACTTAATGGTGCGCTTATTGAGGCAGTACGGTTTATGAAGGGCGAAGCTGATGTTGTTGCGCTGTACGAAAAGCTATATCTACAAGCAATAGTATTGCTAAAGAACTTAGGAGATGGTAAGTTACGAGAAGATGCTTACCGTTCGGGTCAATACAGACAAACTGTATCGTAAGGGTAAATTATCACGATGTTTGAACTAAAAGCTAACGTAACCCCCAGTTACAAGGTCGCCGTACACACAACGAACTACCGAGGGTCTACGCCGGAGGAGGTAGCGCAGAGGTGCGCTGATAGGATAATTTCAGTCTCGGACGGAGCGCCTCCGGTTATAAGGGACCAAGCCTTTGCGTACAAGGCTCAACTAGAAAAAACGTTGAGTTATTATATGCGAGAGGCTATAAATAGTGATAGGACAACCGTTTGCAACGCCTTGGCTAGCGCTGGGCACCCGGAACTAGCCAAACTCGTAAAGGAAATTTAAAATGTCAATTACGCAGGCAATGTGTACGTCGTTCAAAAAAGAATTGATGACCGCTACACACAATTTTACCGCAAGTAGCGGCAACAGCTTTAAACTTGCTTTGTACACAAGCAGCGCCTCGCTGAGTGCCGCAACTACCGCTTACTCTAGCACGAACGAGGCGAGCGGAACGAACTACACCGCAGGGGGAGCGGCTTTGACGAATGTCACGCCCACCACCAGTGGGACAACGGCACTAACGGATTTTGCTGACCTGACGTTTTCTAATGCAACCGTTACTGCTAATGGAGCATTGATTTATAACGACACGGCGAGTGGTGATCCGGCAGTTGTTGTACTGGCGTTCGGTGCAGATAAAACGTCTACCGCAGGTGACTTTACGATTCAGTTCCCTGCCGCCTCGTCAAGCGCTGCTATTATCCGTATCGCTTAGTTAAGAAACAAGCTCCATGTCCTATTTAGGTGGTTGGGGCCGTGGGGATTGGGGCGAAGGTGCTTGGGGCACAAGTTTCCCTAACCTATCTGTAAACGGTTGGAGCCGTGGAAGTTGGGGTGAGGGTGCTTGGGGTTCCGTCCTACCTGTAGCTGTTTCAGGGGTTTCGGCGTCTTCGGGCGTTGGAAGTGTGACGGTTACAGGTGAGGTAGACATCTCGGTATCGGGCCTTGCTGCTACCGGTGCCGTAGGCTCCGTCTCTGTCTCCACAGAACAAGTATTAGCTATAACGGGTCTTGCTGCTACCGGCGGCGTTGGCTCTGTTGTAGTAGATGCGGCCTCAGATATATCTGTAACGGGTCTTGCTGCTACCGGTGCCGTTGGTTCTGTTGTAGTAGATGCAGCCTCAGATATATCTGTAACGGGTCTTGCTGCTACCGGTGCCGTTGGTTCTGTTGTAGTAGATGCAGCCTCAGATATATCTGTAACAGGCTTATCTGCAACAGGTGCAGTTGGTTCTGTTGTAGTAGACGCAGCCTCAAATGTATCTGTATCGGGCCTCGCAGCTACCGGTGCAGTTGGTACCGTCACAGTAGACGCTGCCTCTGATATATCTGTAACGGGCATTGCTGCTACCGGTGCAGTTGGTACTATCGATGTAAAAACAGGCTTGCTTGTAGTTGTATCCGGTGTCTCCGCTACGGGTGCAGTTGGTTCCGCCACAGTAGAAACCGACCAAGTTCTATCCGTAACGGGCATTGCGGCAACAGGGGCTGTCGGCAGTATTACAGTAGATGCAGCCTCAAATGTATCTGTCTCGGGCTTATCTGCAACAAGTGGTGTTGGTTCTGTTGTAGTAGACGCAACCTCAGACATAGCTGTCACAGGTCTCGCAGCAACAGGCGGTATCGGCTCTGTCTCGGTACAAACGGACCAAGTTCTAGCCGTAACGGGTATTGCAGCCACAGGGGCTATTGGTTCTGTTGTAGTAGATGCAGCCTCAGATGTACCTGTATCGGGCTTATCTGCAACAGGTGGTGTTGGCAGTGTTACTGTAGACGCAGGCACTATTGTAGCCGTAACGGGTATTGCAGCCACAGGGGCTATTGGTTCTGTTGTAGTAGACGCTGCCTCAAATGTACCTGTATCGGGTTTATCTGCAACAGGTGGTGTTGGTAGCGTTACGGTAGACGCGGGTTCGGTTATAGCTGTAACGGGCTTAGCGGCTACAGGCGCGGTTGGAAGTGTTACGGTTACGGCGGCTTTAGATATAGCTGTAACAGGCTTAGCGGCTACCGGTAGTGTTGGTTCGGCTGTAGTACTCGTTGGTGTAGATGTATCTGTCACCGGCATTGAAGCAACAAGTGCGGTTGGCAGTGTTACAATACAAACGGACCAAGTTCTAGCTGTAACGGGTCTTGCTGCTACCGGTGCAGTTGGTTCTGTTGTAGTAGACGCAGGCTCTGTTGTACCTGTATCGGGTATTGCGGCTGCAGGGGCGGTAGGGTCGGTAACCGTTACCTCTACCAACGTAATCGCAGTAACGGGTTTGTCGGCTACGGGTTCTTCTGGTAATGTATTAATATGGCAGAACATTACGCCGGGGGTGAGTAGGAACTGGCAGGACATTACGCCGGGAGTAAGTAGGAACTGGCAGGACATTACACCAAACCAGACACCGGGTTGGGTAAAAATAGCGGCGTAGGTTATTAGCAAAATGTTAGTGGATTTTAACGCTGTATAAGTTAATATGCAATAAGAGAGATTTGGAGCGTGTAGCATGACTACTCAATATACAAGCATTCTTAAACTGGCTTTGCCTGTACAAGGTGAACTTAGCGGTGCGTGGGGTGATGTAGTAAATAACAACGTTACTTCTATGGTAGAGCAGGCTGTTGCCGGTCTAGCCGTTATCAATTCGTGGTCAACTAACAGCCACACACTTACAACTGCGAATGGTACTACTTCAGAATCCCGTTGCGCGGTGTTAGTTGCTGACGATAACTCAGGCCAACCTGCTGGCGCAGCCACGATTATCTGCCCCGCTGCAACTAAACTTTATATCCTCAAGAATATTTCTGGGCAGGCAGTTACACTAAAAACCGCTAGTGGCACAGGGGTAGCGGTTGCTAACGGGTCTACCTCTTTCTTATTCTGTGACGGTACTAATGTAGAATCCTGCCAGACCGATATTGTTGATGCTACAACCGTCGATACTACTAACCTTGAAGTTACAAACATTAAGGCTAAGGACGGTACGGCATCGGGGACTATCGCCAATAGCTCAGGCGTGTTTACTATTAATAGCGCTGTTCTTACTACCGCAGACATTAACGCAGGTACCATAGACAACGCTGCTATCGGCGGTTCAACCGCTGCGGCGGGAGCCTTTACCACTCTTGACGCTACGGGCGATGTAACGGGAGCTAACTTTCAGCCTGACGGCGATACCGCAGCGGGCGATGACGCGGCAATAGGGTACACCTCTGCGGAGGGTTTGATCC